ATGGTAATTTTCCGCTAAGTCTTTTTCACTTGAATATAATACTGTTAAACTAGCTTTTGACATATTGTCAAGTTGTGCTAATTTATCTTGGTATTCTTTTTCAAGATCTTTCCTAGCATCTCCAAGCTCTCGACCCTTTTTAGAAAGAGATTGTTCAGTAGAGTAACCTTTAATAAGATCACCAAAAGATATTTCAGTTTCTGTACCATCGATTTTAACAGAAATCTTAGCATCTAGATCTAAGTCTTCTTGAGAATAAACCTCAGTTTCTTGGGTAGCGGCTTCTTCAGCGACATCCTCAACTGGTGCTTCTTCACTTTCCTCTTGGACCTCTTCTTCAACTTCTTCACTAACGGGTTCCTCAGACTCTTGGGTCTCTGAATCTGATTCTTCCGGGTCTAACTCAGGCACTTGCTCTTCGGGTAGAGATTGTGTAAAAGGCGAGCTTCTCACAATGTCAGCCAGCAACTGATCTTCTGTTCGACCTACATTGGCTTGGGAGTCATCCTGTTGGGTAGAGTCCACTTGTGCTTCTGTATTGTTATCCATTAGCTACCTCCTTTACCGGGGCTGCTTTAGAATTCTTTTTTATTTCTTTTTCGTATATTTCTTTTAAAGTGTATAAGCTTACTAATAATCCACAGTTAACTTTTGTTTTACCTGCAGATCTCATAGAATCATACTCCAAAGTGTTTATCATTGTTTCAATGTTGTATAGTAGTTCAGTTTTATTTATTTCCCTCACTCTCATTCTCCTTCATTATAGGTACATTTTTTCCATAAGTCTCAATGTTTATCATCTTCTCTTTGACACTACCAAGTGCCATTGCAGTTGCGTATAAAAACTCTCGAGACTTAGTTTCGTGAGGCTCGGTCTTTAACCATTGTAAAAACAGATCTACTAGTATATCACCGTATGCTTCATCAAAGAACTCATCCCGTTCCCTAGCTGCGAACTTACCTTGTACGTGAGCTCGCCTAGCTAGTTCTTCCGGGTGTATCTTATGATTACCATAGGATTTAGTATTACTTAGCCTCTTCTCAGCCGTCGCTTTATACTTATCCATTTTGTCCTTAATTTATTTCAATTGTTCTAGGCTTTTTCTCTTCAGGAAGTATTTTCTCTAATTTAATAGTAAGTAAACCACAAAGTAAAGATGCGTCTTTTACAACTACATCTTCAGCTAGTGTAAACTTTTTATGAAATTTTCTGTAAGAAATGCCTCGATAAATTTTATCTTTATCGTCTTTATTCTCTTTTACAGATTTAATAGATAGCATGCCATCAGCTACTGTAACCTCTATTTCAGACTTGTCAAAGCCAGCTACTGCCATTTCTATCTTAAATTTTTCTGCATCCTCCTTTACAATGTTAAACGGAGGATAAGTATCCGTATTTGTATTTTCTGCTAACCTTTCTACTAATCTATCAAAACCAATAGTGTAAGGTGTATAATTATTAAACCAATCAATTATATCTAAATGTCTCATTTGTTTCTCCTTTAATAAGCAAGAATTAGTTGTTGTTATTGTTTATGCAATTAGCGTGTTGTATACAATCTCACCGTTTTGTGCAGATGTACCATGCGCTGTTTTTAAACTAGTTAATGTTTGAGCTCCGTCATCAAGCCCAGTTACTATCTTAAACGACTTTTCAGCACAGTGAATACCTGTTTGTGCATCTGTGCCTGCTGTAGCTACGTTAAATGTAATAGCCGCATCAGAGTCATTAGTAACAATAATACTTCCAGCTCCTGAGCCAGCAGCAGTCGTTACTGTACCTGATTGTGTGCCTCCAACTCCTGAAGCATTAATTGTTACTGTTGCCATTTTTTCCTCCTAAAATGCTACTTGCCATCATTAATATTTCGTCATAGCTAGGGTGAGGTGGTATTTGTGCACCTTCCTTTTGTGCTTTGACACTAAGTTCTGCCCATTGCTGAAAGTGTTTATCTATAGCAACAGCTAATTGTCTAGCATTATCGTCCATAGTATTTTTAGCTTGTGCAGTAGTATAGGCAACGTTAGCTTCTTGCAATTTAACATCACTTAATGCTTTTTGCATTGCTGCCTCTCTAGTTGTTTTAGCAGCCTGTGACTGTATTTGTAATGCTTTAGCAGCTTTTTGCCTAAACTCTTCTTTATTGTAATCTTCTAAGAAATCGTTACTATCTAAATTCATAGCTTCTATTATTTTAGTAGCTAGTACTGCAGGAGCTTCTGGCTTTATAGCCATACCTGCCCCTTGTTTATTTAAAGCTGGGAGAACTTCTGCACCTATTTGTTTCAACTTATTTAGTCGAGTACTGTTACTATTTTCTCCTATATCAAGAAGAATTTCAACTTCCATTTTACTTGGTAGTGCGCTCATATCTATAGTTTTATACACGTTGTTCATATTAAAAGAAAGTTTTCTTTTCATATTTTTATGCATAGTCGTATAGACCCCAGCAATTAACCGCTTAAATCCTGTTTCAGCAAATCTCCGCGCAATATGTGATATACGCTTCTGGGCTGCTGATTGAACAGCGGCAAATTTTTGTTCAGAGTTACCTGATACATATAAGGTATCATTAAGACCTTGTACTGTCTTACTCATACCTGTAGCTTGTTCTTTTATTGTTTGTAAATGATCTAATAAAGGAACTGTACCTGTAGATATAGTTTCAGGTGGTAGAGTTGTTACTGATCCTTGTGGATTACCATTTGTAGGTATAATCTGCTTTGGTTTCATATTTTGTAAAGCAGAAAAATCTACTACGTTTGGATCAGCAAGCTTTGGAGCATAGTTAGTTAGGTAAGTATTTTCTACAAAACCTCTTAGTATTGCTGTGTTTGCTAATGTAGAACTTCTAGTAAAGTCTGCCATTGATAAACCATAAAATTCAAAAGGTATATCAATAGGAACTATAGAAGCTAATGGTATTTCATCAACATCATTTTCATATATAATGTTATTACCAATAGTCATTATATGTTTTAATTCAGCAATACCATCTCCATCTCTATCTACTCTTATCCAACATTCTGTAACGTTTACATTTATGTTTGCTTCTAATGGCACTTCATAAGATTCAGCAGATCCTTGCCAATACTCTTGTCCTGTTACATGCTTTCTAGCAGCAACATCTTGTGAGTACTTAGCAGAACCTAACCATGAAGTATCATGCATACTATCAAAGTCTATATCATCAGATACTTCTGGATAGTACTTTCGTATTTCAGATCTTGACATTTGTGTCTGTATTCCTACAAACTGCGCATCAGATATACATGTAGACTCTCGTGATATTCTAAAATTTTCTGGTGGTATTAGTTCTAGTTTTACTTTAGACTTATCTATTTTCTTTCTAACTCTAACGTCAACATAAACTAATTCCATTTCATCTTGTTGAGTTATTTCTGATTTAACAGGTCTGTTTTCAAACTCTAGTTCTCCAACAACTTCTACATTGTCATCAGCTAATATTTCATCAAGTTTTACTTGAGTTATTTCTTCATAATCTTCAAATACGTAATCGTAGTCTTCTACGTAATCCCATCTACATACAGAGTTTTTCCATAGTAATGCAGCTTTAATCCATTGTGACATAAACTCCCAACCATTGTTATGTTTAAATATACAATAGTTAACTATATCACTTGCATCTTTTGCAGACTTAAATGCTGATGGGCTATCATCGTAAGGCACAAACCTAGCTAGCTTATGATTGTTTAAAAACAAATCAGATAAAATAGCAGTATATGCTTCTATAACTTCAGTAGTGGAAGTATCAACAATAGTGGAAACTCCTTGTGGTGATAAATGATCTGACGGAACTCCAGCGTATTCATAAGTTGCTTTCAGTCTTTCTCTAGCTAAGTCAGAACTATTAAGAAAGTCACCAGTACTGTTTTGAACTCCCATTTCGATAAGATTAATGAGTTGCTCGTCGGTAACTGGTTCTTTATAACCGTACCGTTTCATTAATACTTACCTCCTATTTTTAAGTAAGTTCTTGCTGCTTTCTCTAATTCAGCAGCTGTGTACTCCTTAGGTTTAGGAAGAGGTTTATCTAGTATCTCTTTAGTTGTCTTTTCTTTTTTCTGTTGCTGAATTACAGCATCCTGTATGTATCTACTCATGATCCGCTCCCGGGTTCATTCAATCAATTAAACATTAATTCAAAGTGAGGACCATCGATAAATGGCCTTCTGCCTTGTGATCTCCTTAAATCAACGTATTTATTCATAGCTTCTTCAGCAGTACCTGGGTAATCTCTAATATCACCTTCAGACCAAGCAGCTCCCCACTTAACAGCTATGTTATTTTTCTTAGCAGCTTCTTTCATTGCATCACATATATCATCGTATACATTTATTTCCCAGCAAGGTTCTCCGTCTACGTATGCCATTAAGTCTACAGCATGACAATAACCATCGTCTTGTTTTAAATGTTTACTCTTCATAGTTTGTGATCTGCCAGCAGCTACTAGCTTTTCTTGTTCTTCTACAGTTCTTACACCATATATAACACCAAAGTCTACTTTAGTTAATTCAATAGCCTTCCTTACAACAGAATCCATATATGGGTGTACACCAACTAGTTTCTGAAACGATCTTTGTGATAATTTAAAAGCCATAACTTTCCTTTCTATTTCTTGCTCATGTAAGCTGTTGTACCCATATATGCGCCTACTATACCTGCGCCACTAATATAAAATAAATTACTAATATCTGATAATGCAGTTACTCTATCCAAAGGTACAATAAACATTACCACCGTGAACGCACCCATTCCGATAAGTGTCCATGTAGCCATGCGTCTTTGTGCACGCTGTTTCCGTAAATTATGCTCGACTTCTTTAATTTCTTTGACATGCCGCAGTT